CGCGGCTCACAGTTCCTCGCAAACAAAAACTTGATGCGTATCGATATCGTGCCAGCTTTTGTGACCTTTAACCCAATGCTCTCAATGAGAACTTGGGGCGGTTAATAGCTCTCCTGTGTGATTGCCCCCTTAATCGGGGGCTTTTTTGTTTTTGCGCTATGTTATAATTACCATGTCAACAAGAGGCGCGGAAAAATGAAAGCTGAAGAATTGATTAGGGACGCCCTGCAAGAGTTAGGCCAGCAAGCGGCAGAGCAGCCGGTCCAGGCTGATGAAATGGCTACAGGGATAAGATATCTAAACCGGCTCATGAGAGGAGTGGATTATCTCGGGCTTGGGTTTACGATCATCACCAGCGGTTCGCAAGAGGTTACTATCCCGGCCTATGCTGAAGAGTGGGTTGTATTTAAGCTTGCCATCCGCATGGCTTCGCAGTTCCCGCCAACCGATCAAATACAAATTATCTCAGCTAATGAGCGTCAGGCGTGGAGCAACCTGCTAGCACAGCACCAGGAGCTTCCTCAAATGCGCTACGATGATCGCCTGCCGGTTGGCTCAGGCAACGATGACGGGGTATACTCCGACCGGTTCTACCCGCCATCTGCTGACTCAATTCTCACCGAAAGCGGCGACAACATTCTTCTAGAGGGCTAACAATGACTTCAAAAGCTGGCCTAATTCCTCTCCCGTTTACTGGTGGATTCTACCTTTCGCGCTCAAAGCCGCTATCATCGCAGCGGTGCATAAACTGGTATCCTAATTATTCCGACTCTAACGCGCTAAACCCTGAAAACCTGTTTCATTGCTCAGGACTGCGGCAGGTCGCACAGACAGGAGGCGGAATCTGTCGCGGCATGATGACAATGCAAGGGGTTCTGTTTTCGGTTAATGGCAACGGGCTGTATCGCATTAACAGTGTGGTCAATCCCGATCTGACAATTACATACGCGCCGCAATACCTTGGGGCTATCGAGGGTTACGGGCGTGTCCAAATGGACGCCAGCCGCAATCAACTTGCCATTGTTGTGCCTGGCGGGAAGTCCTACATTCATCAATTTGGTGGGGCGCTTTCTGAAATTACCGACCCAGATTTTAACGGCCCAGCCGATGATGTGGTATTTATTGATAGTTATTTTGTTTTTTTCAAGACCGGAACTAATGAGGTTTTTCACTCCCAGCCAAACAACGGGCTTGACTATTCAGCGCTTGATATATTCCCGGTCCCTCAATTGACCCTGGTCAAGGGATTGGGCGTTTACCGCAATCAGTTGTATGTGTTTGGCGACAACCTGACCATCCCATTCAATAACGTTGGCGGCCTTCGATTTGCGTTCCTCCCTATACCAAACGCGGCAATAGATACTGGCCTTGCCACAAAATACACGAAGACAAAGTTCCGGCAGTCATTTGTGTGGCTTGGATCGGGCGAAAACGCAGAGATTAGCGTGTGGCTATATTCCGGCGGCGCTCCGCAGAAAATATCAACTGAGCCAATAGATTTTACCCTGCAAAACATGAGCGCCGATGATCTTTCTCGCGCGTACATGATGCGCCACTCGCAGAACGGTGCGGAATTTATTGTTCTTAGCATCGGCGATTATTGTTTTAAATACGACCTGGCGGCGTCTGGCCGTGCTGGTGTACCAATCTGGCATGAACAGCGGTCAAGTGTGCCAGTTGAATCCGGGTTTATAGATTCTCCATGGCGGGCAAATGCAATATCGCAGGCTTATGGCCGGGTATTTGTTGGCGATGCCGTAGACGGACGAATAGGCGAGATTGCAGACGAACTAGGCACGGAGTACGGTTGCCCAATGAATTGCATGGTTGACACACCGCCACTGAGCAACATGGGGGTTAAATCAAAGGTTTGGGCCGTTGAAGTGTTTACCGATGTTGGTGTTGACACAGAAGACCAAATGCACCTTTCATGGTCTGATGATGGCGGATTCACCTACAGCAACACATTATCGAGGTCGCTAGGGGCGGTTGGTGAGTACGGGCGTCGTGTGGTATGGAATCGCCTTGGCTCGTTCTCTATCGCCAGAAAGCTGAGAATAGAGTATTCTGGCAGCTATCCGCGTGGAATAAACAAATTACAGGCGAACGCACAATGATTCAAAACCCGCATAGAGATTTCCCAATAGTCAATGCTCAGCGGCTTGGTGAAAACGAGTTTATAGGCTGGGTTCAGAGTGTAACCGAACTGCTAAATAGGATTGAGATTCAAGATGGCTTGATTCCGCCAAATGGTGCAGTATTTGCCCCTCAAAAGAAATACTATTTTGATGCTGTTTTGGGACAATTGTGGTTCAAAACCACTGATGAAACGATGAGCACAGGATGGATTCAGCTATGATAATTGTCGATAGCTTCTTAAATTCCTACAGCGAACTGAAAGAATATGCACAAATCGCTGATTTTTCTACTATTACTAATCCTGTTGATGGTGTTGATTATCCGCATATCTGTGCTGTTATTCCTGGCGCCGTTCGAGAGGAATTATTGGGAAAACTAGCCGATTTTTTAGGCAAAGATCCCGAAAATGTAACCATGTTTATGCGTCGCTCGCCAGAGGGTTGCCATGTGCCACACATAGCGCACACTGATAACTCAATGGGTATCTATAGCTTTATGCTATACATGAATGACGATGAAGGCGGAACCGCTTTTATTCGTCACCGTGAAACCGGGGTCATGTACGCGCCAGAGGATCAGCAAATGGTTGACTACTTGTCGGCAGATCAAAACTGCCCTGAAAAATGGGCGCTGGTTGATATGGCGCACATGAAAGAAAACCGCGCGGTGATTTTTGACGCAGGGAAATTTCATTGTGCTATGCCTATTGGTGGATTCGGCGAAGGCGCAAACTCAAGAACTGTGCTAACGGTATTTTTTTCATGATCCGCAAAGCAGGCGAGCAAGATTTTAGCCAAATACTCGATATGTCGGCTCTATTTTGGCTTGATACTCAATTTGAAGAGCCTTTTGAGCGCGATCACACCGCAAATATGGTTCAAATGGCGCATGATCACGGATTATTAGCGGTTGTCGAGATAGATAACCAGTGCGTGGGCTTTTGCGCAGGGATAAAATCGCCTATACTTGGCAATAGTCAAACATGGTGCGCAACAGAATTAGCGTGGTATGTTTACCCCGAGCACCGTAAGGGTAAAAACGGTATAGCGCTTCTCCAGTTTATGGAGGGGTTAGTGAAAGAGCAAGGTATTAAATACTGGACGATGATCACGATGCAGACATCAATGCCTGAAGAAGTAGGCAGGATGTATCAGCGCATGGGTTATCGCCACTCTGAAACGTGCTATACAAAGGTTTTTGACTATGGCAGCAGTGACATCGGCAGTAGTGGTAGGCGGTGCGGCGGCTTACTCAGCAAATAAGCAAGCAAAGGCAGCAAAAGAGGCTGGCAACACCCAGGCGCGCGGCATAGCAAATGCGCAAGAGGCGTCTAGGCTAGCTTCGGAGGCGGCAGTTCCCAAAATTGAGCAGGGCTTTACGCAGTCTATTGACGCAATTAAGTCAGGCGACCAACTTGCTCAGCAAAATCTATTATCCGGCCAAAATTCTGCTATAGACTCGCTGTCTGGCGGCTTTAATGCTGCGCGCGGCGACTTAAATACAGGATTTGGTAGTGCAGACCAAATGCTAACACAGGGTTACGAGCAGGCCCAATCGACCCTCAAGCCAACAGCCGAGCAGGGCAATAAATCATCAGCTCTTCAAGCAGCCCTCTCGGGCGCAATGGGTCCAGAGGCGCAAGCGCAGGCGATGGCCGGATACCAAGAATCCCCCGGTCAAGCATTTCTTCGCAAAGAGCAAGAGCAATCCCTTTTGCGCAACGAGGCCGCATTGGGCGGTGGGCTTTCATCCTCTGGCCGCGTAATGTCTGCCTTGCAAGAGCAGGCGGCAGGCCGCGCAATGACCGACTTTGATGCAAACTTCAACCGATTGAGTCAAATTTCCAGCCGTGGCGACCAAGCGAATAACGCAATTGCAAATCTTCAGGCAGGCTTGGGCAGCTCGCGGTCTGGAATTCAGCAGCAACTTGCGCAATTGCTTGCGGGGCTGTCAACATCGCAAGGCACAGGAGTTGCGGGTCTGCAGTCAGAAGGATCAATGAACATGGCGAACCTTAACCAATCAACAGCAGCTCAAATCGCCCAAGCCTTGCAAAATCAGGGCGTTTCCACTGGTAATGCAATAATCGGGCAGGGTAGCGAGCAGGCTCAGCTAGCGCAAAACTACGGCGTAGCAAAATCCGCAGGCGCGCTCCATGCTGCAAATAATCAATCACCTCTATCCGCTGGATTATCGGCAGGAATAGGTGGTTTTGCTGGCATGGGTGGCGGCTTCGGGTCACTGCTATCGGGTGGCGGCGGAGGTGGTGGCGCTGGAGCAACACGTGCAGGTTACACAGGCAACGATTATGCCAACTGGCTATCAGGTAGATAAATATGGTCTCTCCTTTATCCCCAATAATGACTCAAGCGCAGCCAGATAATACGCTGCAGAATTTGCTTGCTGGGCGTCAAGCCTATCAGCAGTCTCAATTGGCTGGGCAGGCCATCAGGCAGAACGAGATGGACATGCAGCGCGCGCCTGTCGTGCAGGCACAGCAGGACGCAATGGCACAGCAGCAAATAAGCAGGGGCGACTACGATCAGGCAGTACAGCGCCTGTCAGTAATTAACCGGCTGGCGAAAAAAGCTCGCGAGCTTCCAGCAGAACAGCGCGGCGGATTCGTCCAATCGCTCAATCAAGACATGCTTAGGTCTGTTGGTGTTGACCCTGCGCAGATCGGAACGGTGCAGCTTGATGACCAGTCGCTTGATGCGCTTATTGCACAGACCGGCGCCGCGCTTCCTCAAGACGCCAGCCAAAACCGCGTGCAATCGTCACAGATTTTAGAAAACGGCACAACTATTCAGCTATTGGCTAACGGTTCGACCCGCGTTACTGACCCATCAGGCAAAGAATTAACCGGCGAAGCGCGCCGCAAAGCAATTCAAGAGGCAAACCAATACGGCGTAGACATTCAGGCTCAGCGGGCAGGCGGAAGAACCGCCGCTACAATAGGCGCGCGCGTAGAGGGTGGCGGGCAGGCTGAATTTGTTGAGAATGTTGGAGCTGGTCGCGGTAAAAATGTCGCTTCGGCAGAAGATAGGGCTGCACAATCGAAAGAGGCCGCAAAATCAGCGCTTCCCGATGTTGACAGAAAAGCCGATCAAGCGGTCGGCCTCATTGATGAATTATTGGCTCACCCCGGGCGCAACCTGGCAACCGGAGTGACTGCATGGGTTCCGCCGATTCCTGGAACTGACCAGTCAGGATTTATTAGCCGATTCGACCAGATTAAGGGCCAAGCATTTCTTCAGGCATTCGAAAGCTTGAAGGGCGCAGGGCAGATTACCGAGGCTGAAGGCAAGGCGGCAACAAATGCTTTAACGAGATTAAATAGAGCAACATCCAAAGAAGAATTTGACTCAGCAGCAAACGACCTTAAAGAGCAGGTCAATATGATCCGCGAAATAGCCAAGAAAAAGGCAGGCGGAGCTACCCCAGGAATAGCACCAAGCACCGTAACCAGCAAATACAAAATAGAGGTGATGGATTAATGCCTACCTACGTGGTTACAGATCCGGCAACCGGACGCAAGGTCAAGTTGACCGGAGACACGCCGCCAACAGATCAGGACTTGGATGAAATATTTTCCTCTTTGCCTGCGCCAAAGCAAGCATCAAGCCAGACAGTTGCTGGAAACTTCCCCGATGTACCAAGTCCTGAGCAAGATGCGATTGTTGCACAGGGTTACGCTAATCGCCCCAAGGCGCCAAATCCAACAATGGGCGAAAGAGCCAAGGCATTGGGTGAGACAGCTTTGTCATTGGGTACTGGAGCGACCACTGGGGCCGCTGGAATGCTTGCGGGAACCCTTCAGCAGGGTGGGCGCGAGCTGCTATCAGGGCAATTCGGCACGCCTGAAGCGGCAGACAGAATAGAGCAGCGCGCCGCTGATGTAATGCAGTCCGCCACCTATTCCCCTCGCTCGCCACTTGCAGGCGAATACTTGCAAAATATCAGCGAGGCGGCTGCACCATTGGCCGGGCTGGCTGGGCTTAGCGGACAAATTAACGCAGCCGGAAGTGCTGCGCGCATGGCTGCGCCTGTTGCCAAGCAGGCAATAAAAGAAATTGACATCACACAAACCGCATCTAATCGCGATATGGCACAAAGAATAGCTGCAGGTGACACTTCAAAAGACCTTGCTGGATTAATGGTTACCCCTGAGTCAATAGCAAAAGGAAAGCCAAGATCAAAGACTGATAGAATTGCACAAGAAGCAATAAAACAGGGCTTTGATGAGGGGATTGTGCAAGCCGTAAAACAGACAAGCGCAATAAATAAAGCAAAGCTTTTGCGCATGGCTAGCATCGCAGAAAAGTCAAAGCAGGATGCTGTATTTGGCTCTACAAACCGTCCCGCAGATGTGGCTGGCGATTCACTTGTACAGCGCCTTAAAACCATCCGGTCAGTTAATCGCGAAGCGGGACAACAGCTTGATGGAGTTGCTAAATCGCTGCGCGGCCAGAAGGGCGACTTAACCGTCCCATCGGAAAATTTCGCAAGAAACTTAAATGAAATGGGAGTTAGTGAAGGTCCTGATGGAAAGCTGGCCTTTGCTGGATCGGATATTGAAGGGATAACAGGGGCGGAAAAAATACTTTCGCAAGTTGCATCTAGGGTGCGCAAGCTAGATGCAAATGACGCTTATGATATGCACCGGCTGAAACGTTACATTGATGAGCAGGTGACCTATGGCAAAAGCACGGAGGGATTATCAGGAAAGGCGGAGCGAGTGCTTAAAGGTTTGCGCGCAGATATAGATGCATCGCTTGACAATCAATTCCCAGAATACAACAGGGTGAATACTCAGTATGCTGACACAATAGGCGCGCTGGATGCGTTCCAAGATGCGGCAGGCACAAAGGTTAATCTGTTTGGGGAAAACTCAGAAAAGGCGCTAGGCACAGTATCGAGGAGGCTTTTGAGTAACACTCAATCGCGCGCAAATCTAATTGATTCAATAAAAAACATTGATGATGTGGCAAAAAAGTATGGCACCACATTCGACGATGATATTATGACGCAGGTTTTATTTGCTGACGAACTGGATAAAGTTTTTGGTCCTGCAGCCAGGACTTCACTTCAAGGTGATGTTGGCAAGGGTGTCAAGAAAGGCCTTGAAGCTGCATCAGGGCAAAGAAGTTTAACCGGCATTGGGATAGACGCCGCAAGCAATGCAGTTCAAAAACTCCAAGGTATAAATGAAAAAAACGCATTCAAATCAATCAAAGAGCTGCTAGCCAGAGAGGCAAAAAAATGAGCCGATTTAACAACCCTGTCCCGCAATTCTGGCTAGACAACGGCACCGCCGCTGCTTCCGGGCTAATCGAGTTTTACGAAAACGGCAATTTTTCAGCAAAAAAAGACACTTTTGCGGATAGCGGGCTAACAATTAAAAACACAAACCCGGTGAATCTTGACGGGCAGGGAAGAATGCCGCCTTGCTTCGGACAGGGGCTTTACTCGGTTAAGTTTTACGCCTATGACAATGCTGCAGTAGATAAAAAGGGCGCTCTTCAATGGTCGCGCAATGACGTAGATATGACCGGCGGCGGAGCTGGAGCATTTGACGACTGGTCTGCAGTTGTAACCTATGCTTTGGGTGATGCAGCAAAAGATAACGGAAAATATTATTCTCTTTACGGCGGCGCAACAAGTAAGGGTGAGCGGCCATCAACCACTCCCGCAAAGTGGGAAGAGATTGCCTTTTTGACTGTTTTCAACACCAATAAAACGTACAGCAAAGATGAAATTGTTATAGATGGCGGTTTTATTTTCCGGTCACTAGAGGATAATAACAGCGATTCGCCGCCATCACCAAAATGGGGCAACTTAACCTTCAATAATTCGGTATCGGGGGATCTTACTGTCACGGGCAGCGTTTCGGCAGATGCCCTCTTGCTTCCTTCGCCCTTGCCTGTTGCTCAGGGCGGTACGGGTAGCGCTGGTAGCATCAGCATCCCGCTGAATGGGCAGCTTGTGGGGAATATTCTATTAACTAAAGTTGCCGGGGTTGTTACAATTACCGCCACTAGTTCGATCACTCATGATTCACTTGCCACCCCTGTATCAAATGATGGACTGGTGCCCGTGGCTTATCGCCCATTGAGCACTGTTGCTTGCGTACCAACCATTTTGAATGCTCTTAATTACACTGCTGAGGTAGCTATACTTTCGAGCGGAAGGATAACAGTAACTTACGGCGACAGAGCTACCGGCGCGGCAGTGGCAAGAACCAGCGGCCCCGCTTTTACAATTTCTTACCTGAATTAAGAGGCGGTAATGGACAAGAAACAAAGCAACTTTACAGAAGTTAATGAGCTTTTAAATTCTGACTATGTTCCGGCCTTTGGAGCCGGGTCAAATAAAAAAATTTCTAAGCCAGAGCTTTTTAAGCAGATAAAAGATGAGACGCAGATTTTCATCTATTCTACCGTCGAGCAATTGCAGGCGGCCAATCTTATTGCTGACCCCGAATGGCCGATCTATGTGCGAGTCGAGGAGAGAGGATATAGGCTGTACAAAATAACCAGTATTGCGGCTGGCATAAATGATATAGCTTTAAATAATGGAACAGTTGCAACAGCTCAGGTTGAGCCTGATAACACCTTCGAAAACGTATCCGCCCTATCCTCAATCACTGCTGTTGCCGGGAGGCTTTACAAGCTCAAAGAGTACCACGCGGGCACTGGGGTCGGTGGCGGTGAGTTAGTAGGTGCCACGTCTGGTACTGTAGATAATGGATACACATTTGCGGGCGCTAGCGGCACTTACTTTAAGCGTATCAATTACGAATATACGACAACCGACATGTTCGGCGCGTTGGGTGTCTCAAACGGATCATCAGACGACACAGCAGCAATCAACGCTGCTATTGCTGCATGTAGCACGGCAGGTGGTGGCAGGGTTGTTATGCGGCCAGATACCTACATGATAGACGGTAACGCAAGCCCAACCGTATTTATTTACGGTGGCGTTATCATGAAACAATACGTTGATCTTGATTTGAATGGCGCAACACTACAGTTAAAAACAACAAGCAACGCGAACTACTGCATTATAAATGGATGGCAGACAACCGACTTTGCAGTCAGAAACGGTACGTTGCTGGGTGACATAACAACTCACACGGGTGAGACAGGAGAGTTTGGCCACGGGCTTTTTATAGCAGAAAGCAAACGAGTAGTTATTGACAATATAGCGGCTAACGACTGTTGGGGTGATGGGATATATATATCCGAAGAGAATGCAATAGACTCATTAAAAGCAGAGGATATTTATGTCTATAATTCATCATTCAGACGCAACCGGCGTCAAGGATGCTCAATAACCGGGGCGAAGAACGTACATTTTTATGCATGCAAGTTTCTGGATACTGCCACTATCAGTGGCACAGCACCAGGCGCTGGTATTGATATAGAACCGCTTGCAGCCGGTGTTTCCTGCGAAAGCATTTCGATTAATGACTGTTATTTTTCCGGTAATTCAATCGGTGTAGTTCTGGATTCAATATTCCCCGGCAATATAAAAGACATCCAATTCAACAACTGCACAATTGTTAATTCGTCGCAGTCGGGTTATTTCTGCAATCGAGACGTGAGCGGAATACGGAATGTCACATTTAACAGTTGTCGAATTGATCAAGGCGTGTACGGCGGAGTTGGAACCGCATTTAACGATTGTGTAATAACACGTAATGGTGGTTCAACATCGACTTATGCTTTTGAGGCAACAGCTTTAACGAAAGAAACTTTCTTTAATGGCGGCGAAATCAGAAGCATAGGAACGGCAATAAAGCCGATTTATATTCCAGGGTCAAAAGCTTATAAAGATAGGCAAATATTTAATCGCGTGGATATTGTTTTGGAGTCAGGTCCGTCCGGTACTTCTATTATCGCATTTTCACCAGCCGAATTTAAATCCTGCCGATTTTTGACTGAGGGTACAGCGCCAGGGGCTGCATACGGCATTGATTTTTCAGACAACAGGCTCGGGTTAAACTTTGTCTACATTGACGATTGCTTTTTCGATGCAGGCTGGAATACAGGGATATCCTATCTTGTCGGGCCGTACTCAATGCAGCGCCGCAACGTTGTTGCAGTTAGTCAACCGGGGACGCTAACGCCTAACTGTGGCTTTGCAGATCAGTATATAGTTACAATGAGCACGGGGAATGCAATGGGTGTTGCTGCACCGCTGAATGGATACTCAAAGCTTTTGACTATCACACTTAAAAATACATCTGGTGGTGCTCTTGGGTCTATTGTCTGGAACGCTATATACAAACTAGCAGCATGGACAAGTCCTGCCACGGGGTTCAGCCGATCAATCACATTCTGCTACGACGGCTCGAATTGGATTGAGATATCAAGAACTGCTGCGGATGTGCCAAATTAATGGACAGAGTGCGCATAACAAATAGGGTATAATCATGCCAACCAGTAACGTTCCAACAACCAAAAGAGGGCTTAATCATGCCAAACGGCGAGCAACCACCAAAGCTTCAAAAGTCAAATCAATCAACCGAGGCCGCAGAAAATGCAGCTAGTAAAAAAAGTACCGGAATGCGTGTTGCTGTTGCTGTTGTGCTGTGTTTGGCATTACTTGCCGCTGCGATCTATTTTCGCAATTGAGACCAGGGAACAGTGGCTCGCAATCACAATTGCATTGCAGACGGTTTTTTGTATTGCAGTGTTTTTGTCTGGCGAGTCACGCTGGAGAGCCGCAATCATCGGGATTGAAATCATTAGCATATTTTTCAATTCCG